GCTGGCCTCGGTACCACCAGGTGGCAGGTGGAGATAGAGCCGTTCAACCGTAAGGTGCTCGCGGCGCAGTGGCCCGACGCCGAGCGTTTCGCCGACGTGCGCGACGTGAGCGCCGAGGACTTCCCGGGATGTGACGTCATCTGCGGAGGGTTCCCATGTCAGGACATTTCGAGCGCAGGTAAAGGGGAGGGAATCGATGGGCAGCGATCAGGACTCTGGCGCGAGTTCGCGCGTCTCATTGGCGAAGTACGCCCCCGCATCGTCGTCGTGGAAAATGTCCCAGACCTTGCTGTTCGAGGACTCGGACGCGTCCTTGGAGACCTTTGCGCGCTCGGGTACGATGCGGAGTGGGAAATTGTATCAGCGCAAGACGCCGGTGCGCCGCATCTCCGAAAGCGACTCTTTATCCTCGCAACGCTTTGCGACCCCGACGCGCAAGGGCAATCAGCTAGCCCCCAGTATGCTGGCGAAGCACCCCGGGTGCGCGGCGCTGCTGCCCACACCGACGGCGAGGGACTGGAAGGACGGCACAGCGCAGAGTTGCCAGAACGTTCCGGTGAACGCGCTGCTGGGGAGAGCAGTTCATCACTTGCCAAACGCGAGCCCATCACGTGGTGGCAAGCTGAACCCGAGGTGGGTGCAGTGGCTGATGGGGTTCCCGGTCGGGTGGCTCAACTGCGTTCTCTCGGAAACGCGGTCGTCCCGCAAGTCGCGGAGCTCGTCGGAAGAAGAGCCCTGCGAATCCTCGAACGCGGCGCAGTAGATGACGACCCGTGGGACTTGAGGCCATGAGCGACGTAGTTCAGATGCGTAAAGCGGAGCCGGGAGACGTCCCGTTCATCACCAACTCGTGGCTCAAGAGCTACCGCTCTGGTGGCATCGCCAACCGGCTGGTCCCGAACGACGTGTACTACCAGATGCACCACGCGATTCTCGAGGTGATCCTGCCCAAGGGTCTCGCAGTGGTGCTCTGCAATCCCGACGACCGGGACATGATCCTCGGATGGGCGCATGCGGAGACCTTCCCCGACGGGCTGGTGCTGCATTACGCGTACATCAAGAACAGCCTGCGTCGTCACGGCCTGTTCACCAAGATCATGGACACGCTCATCGAGCATGAGCACCCGAAGCACATTATCTACACGCACAAGACCGAGGCGTTCGACAAGGTGACACCTCGGCACAAGGGCTGGATCTACAACCCCTATCGCCTGTACGAGTCATGGAGAGAAGAGTGACCAAGAAATACATCAAGGAGGTGGAGTTCGAGCACTACGTGCCGGACCCCTCGGGCACCCGGGTCAGCGCGAAGCGATTCAAGAGCAGCCCGGAGATGGACATTTACAAGGAGGGGGATTCAGTTCATGTCGGGTGGAAAACAGAAGCGCTCGCCGTCCCTTACCACCGCGTCACCTGGGCCATCTTCTCAGGAGATGGACGATCGCAAAGCAAGGGAGGTGCTCCTCGAGGCCGCCCGAAGGGCTCAAAGACGCGAAAACATGCGCTTCCACAAGCTGCTGTTCGACAAGCAGCTTCAGTTCGTGAACGACCCGAGCAAGACGAAGGCGGCAGTGTGTTCCCGCCGGGCGGGCAAAAGCTACGCAATCACAGTGATGGCGCTACAGACGGCGCTCCGTATTCCGAACGTGATGATTCCGATTATCACGCTGACCAGGCAGCAAGCGAAGAAGATCGTCTGGCCAGTGTTTCTGCAACTGAACAAACAGCACAACTTGGGGCTGAAGTTCCTGCGCAACGAGTTGATCGTCGAGTGTCCGAATGCCAGTACGATATTCCTGTGTGGAGCAAATGACGAGAGCGAGATCGAGCGTCTCCGCGGCCCGAAGTACCCGCTAGTCATCATCGACGAGGCGCAGTCCTTCAGGCCCTACCTCGCGCGAATGATCGAGGACATCATCGAGCCTGCGATCTTGGACTACGACGGAACGATCTGTCTTACTGGCACGCCAAACGCTACCTGTACGGGGTTCTTTCACGATGCAACATTGCCAGGAAGCAGTTGGAGTACACATTCATGGACACTCCTTGACAATCCTTTCATCCCGAACGCGGCGGATTGGCTTCAAAAGCGCCGCGCCAAGTACAAGTGGGGTGATAACCACCCTACATATCTGCGCGAGTATTGCGGGAAGTGGATCAAGGACACCGATGCCCTGGTGTACAAGCGATTTTCGACGGTGGATGAGTTCGATCCGTCGGACGATGATTGGTCGTATGTGCTCGGAGTGGACCTCGGATACACCCATTCATCTGCCTTCGTTGTATGCGCGTACAACGACCGACAAAACCAACTGATCGTCGCGGAGAGCTTCAAGCGTAGCGGCCTTATTCCGTCCGAGGTGGCGGAGATCATGCAAGATCTGGACGACGAGTACCAGTTCGACACCATCGTTGCGGACGTGGGGGGCATCGGTAAGGGGTACGTGGAGGAGGCGAAGGCTCGGTTCGGCATCAATATCAAGGAGGCCGAGAAGAGCAAGAAGCGGGCGTACATCGAGCTCCTCAACGGCGATCTGACCACCGAGACGGTGATGATCAACGCCTGCGCCAACCAGGAGCTCATCGAGGAGATGAACGTTTTACAGTGGGACGAGAAGAAGCTGAGGCCCGATGACACACGCTATGATGATCATCTTTGCGACGCTCTGCTCTATGGCTGGCGCTACTGCTACCAGTACCTTTTCACGGCTGAAGAGGCGAAGGTGGAGTACGGCAGCCGCGCGTACTGGTCCCAAGTAGAGGATAAGATGGAGGAAGAGCAGGAGATGCTTCTGGACAAAGAGCACAACCTGCCCTTCTGCGAGGACCCGGAGACGACAGCGGAAGGAGCCGAGTGGTGGAATCGGGACGCGGAGAGTGTGAGTTGATCAAGTCGAGCGAGGAACTTGTGCAATTAGTCGCTGCCCTCAAGCGCCTGGGTGTGACACAGTTCAGGATAGGGGATATCATCGTAGAGATCTCATCCATGAACGTGACCGAGAAGGAAGCGGACGAGGATGACGAGTTTGCGATGTTCTACAGCAGTGGATAATGCAGACAGACAAGTTCACAGCACTTCAATGGTGGGCCGACGAAGATCCTCACGAGGATCTGATCGTTGCGTTTCGCGATCTGGAGACAGCCGACTCGACCCGGCGCGCGGACTACATGCGCTACATCCGGCTGTACGGCAACCGTGACTTCTACGGTTACACTCCGTTCACCCATGACCGCATATACGCAGCGGAGCGCAGCACCCTCAATGTGGTCAAGAGTGTGTGCGACACGGCGGTCTCTCGTCTGTCGCGCTCGCAGCCGCGCCCTCGCTTCATCACCCACGGTGGCAACTGGAGCCTGAAGCGGCGTGCGCGCAACTTGGAGAAGTTCGTCAGCCATGCGTTTTACGCGGCTCGCTTCAACATGCTGGCCCCGAAGATCTTGATGGACGCTGCTGTTCTGGGCACTGGCGTAATGAAGGTGTTTCGGCACGGTCAGGAGATCACGTTCGAGCGCGTCTTTCCGGGGGAGGTATTCGTCAACCAGGCGGACGGCTTCTACGGGGAGCCGAGGACGTTCTACCAGCGCAAGTTCATCGACCGCGAAGTGTTGCTGGACATGTTCCCTGGGTACGCGAATCAGATCAAGAACGCGGATCGCACGACTAACGACATGGACTACGGGGTGGACAGTCTCGTAGATCAGATCGAGGTGGTGGAGGGGTGGCATCTTCCGAGCGGGCCGGACACCAACGACGGTCGGCACTGTCTGGTCATCACCAACGCGACGCTCTACGACGAGCCATGGGACAAGGGCTACTTCCCGTTCGTGTTCGTGCGCTGGAGCGACCGCATGCTGGGGTTCTGGGGCAGCGGCATCAGCGAAGACATCATGGGGATCCAGCTTGAGATCAACCGGCTGATGATCCGCATCAACAAGGCGCTGCATTTGATGGCGGTGCCTCGCATCTACGTGGAGAACAACTCCAAGGTAAGGAAGAGCTTCTTCAACAACGATGTTGGCACGATCATCCCGTACACGGGCACCCCTCCGCAGATCGCGGCTCCCCCGGTGCTCCCCCGCGAGGTGTTCGACCACCTTGAGATGCTGTACGCGCGTGCGTTCGAGCTCGCTGGGATCACGCAGATGGCTGCCACGGGACGCAAGCCAGCGGGTCTGGATTCCGGGGTGGCACTGAGGGAGTACCAGGACATCGAGAGTCTGCGCTTTACGACGGTTTCTCGGCAGTACGAGCAGATGTACATCGAGGCGGCGAAGCAGGTAGTGGGCTTGGGCAAGGATATCTACGCTGAGGACAACAAGTACAGCGTGGTGATGAGCAAGGACAAGAACACCATCGAGGCGGTGGACTTTTCCGAGGTGGACATGGAGGCGGACGACTATGTGCTGCAGGTGCATCCCTCGTCGAGCCTGCCGGTGACACCTGCCGGCAGGCTCGCTTTCGTGGAGCAGATGATTGCGCTCAACCTTCTGGGTCCGGACGAGGCGAAGCAGCTTCTGGACTTCCCAGATCTCGAAGCGCAACTCAGTCTCGACCGGGCAGCGAGCATGCTCATCGACCGCAACATCGAGTTCATGTTGGACGATGGACGCTACATGCCTCCGCCGCCCTATCAGGACCACCAACTGGCTCTGAAGAAGGTTCAAGCGGCTCTGCAGAACGCGGAGCAGAACGGAGTACCAGAGGATCGATTGGATCTTCTGCGGCAGTACCTCGTATCTACGCACCAGATGATGCAGCGTGCGCAGATGCAGCAAATGGCGATGGCGCAGGGAGCGATGATCCCCGGTGCTCCGCCAGCCCCCGGCCCCGGCGGAGCTCCGCCTACGGCTGTGGGTCCAACCGACGGCAACATCGTGATGTGAGGCCACAATGAGTGACGAAGAGACGACCCCCGAGACCCCGACTACCGATCCCGACTATATCTCGAGCCCGAGTGCGACGACGGCGTTGCGTTCCCTGATTGATCAGGAGCGCAAGAACCGCGAGTCGCAGCGTTCGCTCGAAGAGCAGCAGTACAAGGTTCAGCACGCGGAGCAGCTAGCCAATCAGGCGAAGGCTGACCCGGTGTCGTTCCTCGAGCGCAGCGGCATGGACAGAGACGCCATCGCGCAGCGCTTACAAGGTTCTGGCCCCGATCCTATCGAGGGCTTGAAGAGCGAACTGACTTCGCTGAGATCTGAGTTGCAGCAACAGAAGCAAATGGCTGAACAGGTAAAGATGCAGGCCGCTGTTGATGAAGCGAGATCGAACGTGAAGCAGTACGTAGGCAGCAGTGAGGAGCACCCGCTCGTCCAGGCTGCCGATGCGGGCGACATGGTCTGGCA